ACCCCCAGTGCCAGCCGAATGATTTGTATGCCCAGAGCTCCTCGATGAATTCAAACCAACCATCAACGTCCGTCCAGTGCCAGATCTCAATGAGATCCAGCGCCTGTTCAGTCGGGTAGCCGTCTTCATCCAGAAAGTCCACGCAAAGAGCTTTCTTCTCTTCGAACTCTTTGAGAAGGCGTTTGCTGTTCTCCTCTGCCTCCAGCATTCGCTCTTCTCGAGTTGGTTTTGCTAGTTCAATCATAATTTCTTTGCGTCTTTGAATTTTAACAGAAATGTTGAAAACTTTTCACGATCTACAACACTAAACTCATCGAAAGAGCTATGGTAAGTGTTTATAACGTAAACTATCCCGTATTCTTCTAACATAATTTTATTAAAGTTGGATAGATCAATAGGATTACTCCTGTGCTTGCTTATCCTAATTCCATTAATACTAAAGAATGCCCGGGCAAGGTACCGAGCCAGTTCACAGTTTAGTTCAATCATAATTACTTCTTTGCGTTAGTGTGAATACGCTTTTCGAGTTGTAACTTTTCCAGCTCCCTCTCGGGAGTGGTTTTTCGTTCGTGTGTATCAAGCCTACGTAGATGCACTAATCTATCTACCGGTGTCATCACAATTGGAGTAATCGTATTGGGATTATCCGGCAGTACAGGGATCATGTATTTGTTTCTCCGCAAATTTTCCAAGTAGGATTAGTTCTTCAAGTGTTGCAGTATTTTTCAAATAGTTTGCACGCCAACTGATCACGATAATGTTACCGGGAACATATCCTTCACTATTGTCAATACGATCAACTGATGGTGAGTTGTCTGTTGCGCCAACAAGTCCATCAGACTTTCGACCCTTACCTGCAATGATTGGAATTCCAAGTATCGGACAGGTGTCTGGTATTATAATGTCTTCCTTCGTTATTGTAAACAGGATACTCTTTTTCTGGGCACGTTGCTTTGCTGCCGAGAACAGCTGACCGACCTTCCCTGCAGCATTTCGATATCGCGTATTGCCTTCATTGAACTTTGCTCTCCATTCTGGATCTTTTGCTCGTTCTTTTCGCCAGGCTTGCGCTTTGCGAGATGAGCAAACGCGACACATACTCCTTAGACCATCAGGGGAATGTTTATCATTATGGAAAGAAGAAAGAGGGAGATCGCGATCTCCCTCATGGTCTTTGTGATTGCAAGTTTTTGTTGTCATGGATAACCTCCGTAATATGAGGTATTTATAAAGGTTATCCTTTCGCTCATCTATTTGCAGTGTCGCGGATCTCCTGGAAGTTGTACTCTCGTACCAGCTTGCCGTCACGGAAGACTTCAACCAGAGCATTAGTCCAACCTCGATCTGCCCAAGGCTTAGGGTCACCTGAAGTACCACTGACATATTCACCGGTACCATTCGTCCACAAAGTCACTCGGCCAGCTTTGGACTTCTTGCCGGAGTCAGTAATCGGATCTTTTTGCACGTTGATCCACTTACCATTGATCTCTGCAGCACTACACTTCATAGCAAATTTCATTGTATCTCTGTCGACTTGCTGAAGTAGGGCACCACCTTGACCAAACGCAATATTATCAGCAGACCAACCCATGGCCATAAAAGCCCCAAGGATGCTACGAATAGTCAACTCGTTCACCCCATCACCTTGGATCAAACGAACATTGTTCAAGACTTTGAATCCTTTTGCGTTTGTTGTGTATCCGAACTTTTCACCAAGGATCTCAACCAGTCGACGGTTAACTTCAACAGGATCACCGGAGTCAGGACGAATAACAATGGTAGCACCACTATCAATAACAAGCTGGCGGAGATCTTCTCCCCAAAGTTTGCTTGCCGCATTGAAAATATCGTAGCTATCGCTAACCACGGCAACAATGCTACCTGCTCTACCAAATTGACGAACCATGTTTTCATAGGCTTTTACTTCATTGTCACGACCCCAGCTGGTGATGGTGCTGTGTTCTGCGGCTGGGATTGAGAAGCCTGCGATACCAGCATTGTAATACTCACGAGCAAACAGAACACCAGAGATAGTATCAGTGCCCATGAAGTTGACGAGATGCGCCGCGCCACCGATGCCGGCGGATTCCATAGAAGATACGCCGCGAGCACCAAAGTCGTGAAGTTTAAAATCAATAAGAGTTGGATCACCAGTTTTCTCCAAGTAGTCAGCAATGACTTGTTTGATTGTCCACGACTGTGTTGCCACTGTAGTAGGGTACCACACTGCGCGCAGCAATGCTGTCTCCAAGTAGGTAGTCAGCCAGAAGCACTCGGGGTCCGTGTTCTCAACAGTTGCCAGAACGTTTTTGACAGGTACCACAGTGCCTTCAGGAACAGCACGAATAACGAGGGGAAGGAAACCTTGGTGTGCGCGTAGAATGTACTCCCATCCGCTGCGGTTGAAAGGTTCTCCGTGAGCTGTGAGAATCTCATCAGCAATATCAATGTCCGCTTGGGTGATTGGCTCACAGAGATACTCCTTAATAAAGGCTTGCAGGCCGAACATCACAGTACGGTTGTAGCGGCCGCCGCGTGACTCGATGTAACTGTAAACACCGGTGGTGCCAGCGGGGTACTGCAAAAACATAGATGTCTTGTACGAATCTGTGTTAAGCAAAAGGTTTTTAGCGAGTTTCATAGTAAGCTCCTTACTTTGTGGTTGATAAACAATTATACAATGGATTTGGTTTAACGGGTAGCGAAGAATGCGGGCATGGGCACCACACCGGTCACTTTGGAAATGATTGCAGCGTGGTCGTCATACAACTCAAGAGTGTTCAGCACTTGTGTCAATGGAAACCATTTGCATTCAGCCGCGTCGTCAGCACCGTTAGCTCGAGGCAGACTTCCATCAGGGTTAGGACTGATCCGGAAATAGACAGCCAGAGTGTTTCGTGGAATACCGAATGAACGTGCAGGAGAATCGAATAGCTCAGTCTTTACGATTGACCCACGAAGCACTTTCTCAGGAACTCGGATGTTTGTTTCCTCTTGTAGTTCTCGTACTGCGCAGTCCAAAAAGGACTCGTCCCGGTTTTTGAACCCACCAGGTAAAGCCCAAGCTCCTGCCCCGGGCGCAAACTTTCTCCGGATGAGAAGAACGTGACCTTGACATTCAACGACAGCATCTCCGCAGTTGAAGTTGAGGGTTTCGGGGAATGGGTAGTTGGCGAATCGCGCAGTTTCGTTTTCATAGTACTTGAAGTCGTCTTTAACGGTTTTTGGTAACTCAGGGCTGTCGGTCTCATACATCGACTGGCGGATACCAGTAGCATGGACGGCATACTGAGCTTCGATATCTTTGAACTTCCAATCCGGGAACCAGTTGAGGTAGGCATTGCCTTCCTTCATGTGACCGAACAGAATTGGTGTTCCCATGTTGTAGTGATCAACTGTTGCACGGATGTCAGCAATCCACTGTGTGTCGTTGTATGGATAATCATTCAGCGGAACGATCTCAACGTTGGAGATGTGATTGGTCCACAGCTTGGAACGAATCATATTCACTCGTTCATCATACGTCCACGGATTCTTGATTGATCGGCATGCGTTAGCAGAGCCGACGAGGATGTAGAGCTTGTCTACTTGAGATGCCGCGATTCCAATTGCGTGGATGTGGCCTTGGTGAATGGGCTGAAAACGCCCGATAAAGATACCAGTTTTCATGTCAGACTCCCTTGACAAGTTTGTAAATAGCGATTGCTTGATCGGCGGTGAGGTTGTGCTCTTTGCACCGATTAGTCAGCACGCGAGCTTTCGTCAGATACTGATCGTGAGCATGACCAGTCCAGTCATCCTGACTGTTCTTCATCTCATAGAACCAACCACAACCATCGGTATGGTTCCAAGTGCACAGCATTCCGTGTAGCTGTCGCGCAAGTTGTATTTCGGGGGATTCTTGCTTGGCTTTCTCGAGTGCGGTTTGCATCTCAGCCAGCTCTTTTTTGCGTTTAGCGATGTCGGCCTCAATTGAGGCGATTGTTTGATAAGTCATTTTCTAGCTCCTAGAAATTTGTGGAGAGACTGCCTCCCCACGTGTTATTATATATGCAATTGGCTAGGAAGTCAACCGAGTTTCGCTCTGATTTCCATATAAAATTGGTGGTACTTTGCCATCCGAGCGATGTCCTTCTCCGTAACACCCTTCAACCGACGGATATCAGTGTTGTGGCGAAGATCAGCCATCTTTACGCGCATTGCGTCGGGATTAGCAAAAACGCCTTCCTTATACTCTTCGTATGTTTGACCAGGTTGCTTTGTCAGAGCACGGATGCCCATGATCACTCGTTGGCTGATACCAGCGTCGCGGAGGTCTTGGTAGGTGACGCTCGTGTCTTCAATCACATCATGGCCAAGTGCAATACACATCAACTCTTCATCATCACTCTTGAGGTAATGCATGACCTTGAGTGGGTGCAGCGCATAGGGATTCCCACCGCGATCAAATTGGCCGGCGTGAGCGTTGACCATCATGATTAGCATTTTATTGAGCATGTCGCCTTTAGCCATAACAACTCCATTACTTTAAGAGGGTGAAAGATCGTTTTCTATAAATATATTATACAACAGGAGACCTTTTATGACAACAGATATTTTACTTGAACTTTCAAATGATAAGAATGAGCTAATTTTACGCAGGTACCTTAAATTTATATCCAGCCGGCCGGGGATCATGATCAAAGGATCTACACACCTCCATCACATTTTACCCAAAGCGTTAGATTTTTACCCACAATATAAGTCACTCACTGACAATCCTTGGAATGGAGTACACTTAACCTACCGTGAACACTTCATTGCACATTGGATGCTTGCTAGAGCGTTTCCAAATTCATCGCAGATGCGCGCATTCTTCCATATGACCAATATTCTTGATAAACGTCGTTCACAATTATACGCACAGTCCCGCAAGTATCATCACGACAAGGTTGTGCAAATGACACAAGATCCTGAAAGGAACCGAAAGATATCCGAGTCGCTCACCGGCGTGCCCAAAAGCCCTGAGCACATTGCTAAGTTAGTCGGGCATGCAGTTACCGAAGAAACAAGACAAAAGTTACGAGAAGCTAACCTTGGAAAAGTGCACACGGAAGAGTCCCGGCGTAAGATGTCTCAAACACATACTGGCAAGCCCCGTCAACCTCACAGTGAAGATGGTAAACAAAGAATATCAGATGCAAAGAAACAACAAGGCAAGCGTTGGTTTAATAATGGATCCACGTCGAAGTTGATGTCCGCGTCCCTAGATGATACCTGGGTTGTGGGCAGACTTCCGTGGAAGCCTTAAACATACCTGGCAAGCTGCATCAGAGTATCTTCTGGATCAGTGTGTCGAATACCGATCCCACCAGCAGCCCGCCAGGCATCGATATTCCGTTGCATGTCGTCAATGAGGATTGCATCAGGCCGAGCGTAAGCGGCTTTGCCACTCCATCCGTCCGTACATATTACTTCGATCCGTGGTGATAGATAACGAGCAACCCACTCAGCTTTATCCTCAGCAGCTGTTACCAGCTTACCGGTCTTGCGGGGACAGGCAGTCAGTATCTTGCGGGGAACTCCAGTCTCAGCAATCTTATTAAAGAACTGCAGTGCACCAGGGAATGGCTCTAGTGTGAGGAATAGATGATCAACTTGATCCAACCTCTTCCAAGCACCAGCCGGATCAGTTTCATAATCAAAGTGGATGATCTCTTTAAACCGCTTCTTGAAGTCAGCAAAGACTCCATCTAAATCCAAATAGATAATCATTTTGTTTCCTTTGTTTGCTTAGCAATAGACTTGTAGCCGGCTTGGTTCGGGTGGATTTTGTCCGGCGACCAGTGAGTTGTGGGGATCACAGCGTCGCCGAATTGCTCAGCGACTTGCCTGACGTGTTTGACAGCATCGGGTTTGGATTGCACGTTAGGCTCAATCCAAAACACTCGATTGCTTTTGATTTTGGTACGGATGTTCATTAGCATCCCGTATGTGTCAGCCTTCTTCCAATCATTGGTACCCAAGCTGATGATCGTGCTGTTAGCAGTCAGGTCTTTTTCACCAAATTTCTTGTTCCAGCCGTGAGATGTAATTCCATTACGAACATACGAAACACACTCAGGTCGAAACATATGTGTGCCAACAGCAATACTATCGCCAATAATTAAACATTCAATCATATAAATGGTGCGCCAGGCAGGAATCGAACCCGCACTCGATCGATTATGAGTCGACTGCTTTACCTTTAAGCTACTGGCGCACTATGTTATTCGTATACTGCTACAATGTCAGCTTCTTCGATGATCACTCGCTGTGCATCACCTACTTTAACAACAGCTGCCTTGTTCCATTCGATGTAGACGACATCGCCCACCTTTACGGTTGTCACGTCAGGACCTACAGCGAGTACTGTTCCGGAGCGAGACTCTCGTACGGAGTTAGCGTTGTCCAAGATGATACCAGACTCGCTTTTTGTTTCCGTCTTGTTCTCAGCAACAAGAACGCGTTTCTTCAAGGGTGTAATTTTCATTCAATATTTCCAAAGATGGTCAGGGTTGGAGAGTGTGGAGAACATTCCACACTCAGTAATTTTATATCCACGATAACGATACCAAGACGGCTTCGCTTCAATTCGCTCGCGTATACGAGCCTTGTTGATATCTAGCGCTGCTTGATCTGCCGTCCACGTACCATCAAGGCCATTATCCTCAAACACAGTAAAGTCTGCTTTGCGTGCAGGGTCTAGTTGGAATCCACGCTCGTACAACTCTATCACAAGAGCAGCATATCGTCGTTTCAACCAGCCACCCTTATTGTAGAAAAACTTTACGTGACCGGAGTTTAATGTATACTTATCGCCCGGAGGTGGTACGCCATTCTTAGCCTTTAAAGAGCGGCGTAGAGAACCCATCACCATAGGTAGTTCACGATACTCAGCCATCAGATGTTGGTCTGTTAGCTGAGCTGGGTCGATTACATTAATTCGTGTCATAGAGCAAGTATACACGAACCATATAATCAAATCAACTATTCAACACTTTGGCCACTGCATTCATTACAGAAGCAATGCGGCCAATATCACGAAGCTGCTCGACTGTGTAGCCTTCCTTCTTGAGAGTTTCATGGTGCGCTTTCACACAGAAGTGGCACTTACCAACAATACTAGCGGCCAAGCTGAATGCTTCGAAGTTTGCTTTTGTCGTCCCGCCATGAGTAGCAATGGCATTCATCCGGAGCTGAGCTGGAAGGCCTTTCAGTGCTGGATCATCAGCCATCTCGACAAACGGATACCAGGTGTTGTTCTGTGCCATAATGCTTGCAGCACACATCGCCGACTCTGCGTAGACAGGGACGTCTGCGAGGATGACACTCAAGACCTTTCCGTTACCCGTCGATGCAAGAGCTGCTACTGCACAACCCATTGCAACGTCTGGGTCGAGCGTTGACCTAAGTAGAACCGCATCGATATTCAACTTGGTGTCTTTAGCGTATTCGGGCAAAGCTTGTTTAACTGAATCGATGAAAGCCATTACAAAGTCTCTCCACCAACAGTACGGTTGCATGCACACAACTCGCCAGTCTGCAGAGCGTCGAGAACGCGAAGGGTTTCTTCCGGTGAACGGCCAACATTGAGGTTGTTCACAGTCACGTGTTGGATGACGTTGTCTGGATCAACAATGAAAGTTGCCCGGAGAGCTGCACCTGCTGGAGCGTAGAATACACCAAGCTGTTCGATCAAGCTCAAGTTGCCGTTTTCTGGATTCCACCGCTGGGTGTCAGCGAATTGGAAGTGGGTGATCTTCTTGAGATCGGCGTGCGCGTTCTGCCAAGCGACTTTACAGAACTCATTGTCAGTGCTACCGGTGAGCAACACTGCGTCACGATCAGTGAAGTCTTGTGTCAGTTTGTCGTAAGCCACAATTTCTGTCGGGCATACGAACGTGAAGTCCTTTGGGTAGTAAACGATTACTTTCCACTTGCCAGGGAAGCTCTCGTCTGTAATCTCAAAGAAAGCGTCTTCGGGCTGGCCAGGCTTCACACCAGTTACTGCAAATTTTTCTAGTTTATTTCCTACTGTTTTCATAATATTCCTTTAGTTAGTTGTTTGCCGGTCGGCAGAGATACTTATTGATACACACCGTCTATTACGATGTGTTTTTGATTGACATTTTTAATCACGACAATAGGGAAAAGAAAAGGGGCCCGTGGGCCCCCTCTTAGTGTTGCAGCTTCAAAAGCCGAGAGTGTGCAGGCAGCAAACCTTTAATGAATTCCA